GCATAGCAGATAAATTTGGCAATTACAATCTGGCTCGTGAATTACAGGCCATAGACCGCAAACTAGAGCTATTAAAAAACGATATTTTTGTGAGATCCGCAGTTGCTGATCATAGCAAACGAGCCCAATTTCGCGAAGATATTGGTACCAAATTAGAAACCAAGATCATATACAAAAAAGCCCTGGAAATAGAACTTACCAAATGTGTTAATTGGGCTAAATATAGACAACAACGAGGATTCTTAAATGAAACTGCAAGAACTGGCCGTGCCACAACAAACAAAGCAAGTCGCTAAAGTAATGGAAAGTTATTTTGGCGGCCAAGTTGGTTTTGACCAACTAACACGCTCTCAAGCTCGTCACATGCTGGGTCGGGTGAGATCATTAATAACGGAACATCGTCGTCAACCTGAATTTCATCACAGTGAACGCAATCCAGCCTATTTAAAATTGGTCATGATGGAACAGGGCTTGAAAAGCAAACTGAGTGAAACGCCCACGGTATCTATGGGGTCTACTGCGGGAGCAAACCAAAATCAGGCGCAGTCAGCGTCTGGCATGCCTCCAGTGAATCCCACAGTGGCCAACGCTCAGGCTGCCGCTGCTGCTAAAAAGATTGCATCAATCAAAGATCCCAAACAACAGGCTGCAATGAAAAAAGCAGCCGCAGGACAAAATCTAAATCCAGACGAACAACAAATGGTAGCTTCTGTGGCTATGATGCCGCAACAAACTATGGAAAATCGTTTGCGTCGTAATTTGTATCGTACACTGCGTGAAAGCGAAATTCAACAAGCTCAGGTTGTGTTGGCCAGTCAAGACATGGTTGACCAAGTGCAAAAAATGAGCGAAGAAATCAGCAGCATGCAATTCAAAGATTTGCCTGCACTGGTACAACAGATCAAAGATCAAGTTGGTGTTGATCAAGCCATGCAATTCAACACAGATGCTACTGCGGCCTTGGCTGGATTGCTACAAAATTTGCAAGGCGCCAAACAACAACTAGAACAAGCGTTGGGAGTGGTTACTGGACAAGCTCCAATGGTACCTGGCCAAGCCGGTATGGATGCTGGTATAGGCGGTGAAGCACCACCTCCAGAAATGAATCCTGCTGACGAATTGCCTGATATTGATGACATGGAGCCTACTGCACGTCCAGCTGCAGCTGCACTAGGTCGTGGTCGTAGATAATGAAAATCTTTGAGGTTGAAGAAAATCCTGCTGCCGCTAATGCAAAAAAACTAGCGGCCATTAGTATGTTTTTGAGCGGGCGTGCTGGTGATGAATCCGCCAAAAAAGAAATCAGCCAAGACGCATTTATTGACATAGCCAAAAGTATGGGAGTTAATGTTACTGCACAGAACTTGGGAGATTTAATTAATCAAGAGCCGCTGAGTAATATTTTGGAACCATTGGATCCAAATTCTGGTGTGGTTAGATTTGTAGGCAACGAAGATCCGGCTACTGCTGACATGTCCGTGAACCAAGCCCAAGACATAGTAGATCAAAATGCCAAAAAAGCCATGCGCCGAGGCATGAAATAACTCAAATAACTTGACATTTTTTTCTAAAGGCAGTATACTAAATACTTGCCTAAGGCGTTATATTATTATAACCAAGGAGAATGTCATGAAAAAATTACTATTAGCATTGAGTTTATTAGCTGTTATAGGTTCAGCATCAGCACATGGTCCGTATCGTGCATTTGGTTGGCACGGTGGATATTATCATGGCGGCTACGGATGCGGTGGATGTTGGGTAGCCCCTGCGTTAATCGGCGGGGTAGTTGGTTACGAGTTAGCCCGTCCTGAAACAGTTGTAGTTGAACAACAACCTAGTATTGTTGTACAACAATCACAATCTGTAGTACAGGCACCTCCTGTAGGATACCACTGGCAACAAATGATTGACCCACAAACTGGTATTACTAAAGTAGTGGCGGTACCTAACTAATGAAAACTAAAAAATTAATCTTAAAACTCAATCGTGCTGAAATGCAGCACAAGCTTGATAAAGCAAAAAAATTCTGGTTTAAACTTCTTAAAAAAAGTTTCAAACACAAACACACAGAAGTGGTACAATAAATGGCATATTCAGCTCAATTGATTGACCACTATGAGAACCCACGCAATGTGGGTTCTTTCTCTAAGGACGATGCAGACGTAGGAACAGGCATGGTAGGTGCACCTGCATGTGGTGATGTAATGAAGCTTCAGATCAAAGTCAAAGACGGAGTAATAACAGATGCCAGATTCAAAACATACGGGTGTGGTTCCGCCATTGCTAGCTCAAGTCTCGTCACAGAGTGGGTTAAAGGTCGAACACTTGAAGAAGCAAGAACCATATCAAATAGCCAAATTGCTCAAGAGCTTGCTCTCCCTCCAGTCAAAATCCACTGTTCCATCCTTGCCGAAGACGCTATCAAAGCCGCAGTAGAAGACTATCGTAAAAAACACACGGTACAATGATAACAATAACTGAGCGAGCTGCCAACAAAGTAAAACAAGTTATACAACGTCGAGGGCATGGCGAAGGTATTCGTCTAGGCGTTCGTACAACCGGATGTAGCGGCATGGCTTATGTGCTAGAATATGTTGACTGTCCAACTCCTGAAGACCAATGCATAGAATGTCAAGGTTGCAGACTATTTGTAGATCCCAAAAGCAGTGTTTACCTAAATGGATTGACTGTGGATTACGTCCGGCAAGGCCTTAACGAAGGTTTTGAATTTAATAACCCCAACGAACGTGACCGTTGCGGTTGCGGAGAAAGCTTTAGAGTTTAATTTGTATAAACAAAAATTTGAATATCACTCACTGTCAAGAGAATCAGTAGATGGCAAGCGATTATATGCTACTCCCGACGGGAAACGAGTCCCTAGTGTTACTACTGTATTAGACAAAACAAAACCAGAAGAAAAGAAACAAGCTCTCAATGAGTGGCGCCGGCGTATAGGTGTGGATCGTGCACAGGCCATCACAACAGAAGCTGCTAATCGTGGCACACGTATGCATACATATCTTGAACGCTATATCAAAGACGGTGCTATGCCTGATCGTGGATCAAATCCTTACGGATGGGATAGTCACAAAATGGCACAGTGTGTGATTGATCAAGGATTGTGTAATGTCAGTGAAATATGGGGAGTAGAAATACCTCTTTATTTTCCTAGTTTGTATGCAGGAACCACAGATGGTGTGGGCATACACTTAGGTGAAGAAAGCATACTAGATTACAAACAAACCAACCGGCCTAAAAAGCAAGAGTGGATTGAAGATTATTATCTACAACTAACAGCATATGCACTAGCACACAACGAAGTGTATGGTACTAACATACGCAAAGGCGTAGTATTAATGTGTGTAAAACCAGGTGACAACGGAATTCCTGTGTATCAAGAATTTGTATTGGAATCTAAAGATTTTGACTACTGGTCTGACCAGTGGTGGCGCCGTTTAGAACTATACTATTTGTCCAACTAAATACACAATAGATTCAAGGACAAAACCGTGGCCATTGTACAGATTAGTCAAATAACCAACCGTTTAGGTTTACAACAAGATTTGCCCCAGTTGGCAGGTGCAGAATTTGGCTGGAGCACTGATACTAGGCAGCTTTACATTGGCAATGGCACGCTGGAACAAGGTGCGCCTGTAATAGGTAATACTGAAATTCTTACCGAATTCAGTGATATTCTAGCGCTCAATAGCAGTTACACCTATAAAGGCGCTGCTGCAGGTTATGTGGTTCAAACAGGTCCTACAGCAGGAACACCAGTTACGCAAAGCCTACAAAGTTGGTTGGATCAATTTGCATCAGTCAAAGATTTCGGAGCAGTAGGCGATGGTGTCACCGACGATACTGCGGCTATTAATCGTGCACTGTATCAATTGTACTGTAGAGAAGTTAACCCTCAAATCAGACGAGGGTTGTTCTTTCCAGCAGGAGTATATCGTGTCACGAATACCATCAATATACCTCCTTATGCCACACTGTACGGCGAGGGTATTCAAGGCAGTGTCGTACTCATGGATGCTGCTACCGGTCAACTAGTGGCACAAACTGCTGACAGTTTGCAACAAACAGGCGCTAACATTGCCAGCAATGGTGCTATCCCGCCAGAATACATAACTATTTCCAACATGGGATTTCACTCGCAGGACACCGCAACCTCGGTCTTCATGATACAAGATGCCACCAATTGCCGTTTTGAAAATGTTAGTTTTGCTGGCCCAAGAACTCAAAGTAATTTGACCACTGATGCTCCCGCTACCAGTTGCATACAATTTGCCAGTACAGTCACACTGATTTCAGAACAGATTGTGTTTGATGGATGTATATTTTCTGGCACAATCTGGGGAATCAATACTGATCAGCAGATACAAGGCGTTACAGTTGTGAATAGCAAATTTGATACCTTGTACAAGGGTATACTATTAGGAACAAATGCACCTCCTGTGAGTGGCAGTCCGACCGGTGTAAAGATACACAATAACGTATTTGATAATATCTATGCAGAAAGCATTGTTTTTGGCTCTTATGCAACACTATGTGCTACTGGATACAATATTTTTTATGATGTAGGCGATCATTTCCAAGGAACTATAAATCCTTATACAGTAATCATTGACATACAAAATGCCAACAATGTGTCTATAGGTGACATGTTTGAACGTAGTGATGCTTATTCTACAACATTTGTCAGAATAAATCTAAACAACACTGCTAGTATTGCTATGACCAATGGTGCACAATTGGCCCTGGGTACATACGTAATTGAGACTGGTCAAACCATTGAAATAATTAATAATTCCACAGTGACTATTTTTACCATCAACACTGATGTAACTCGTGCCTTTAGTGTGAACTATACTATCTTGAGAGGCAATAGTTATCGTACAGGCACCATGATGGTGGCTACCAACAGTGGTCCGGCAGATTTGACCTACACTGAAGATTTTGTGGAAAATACAGGACATTATCAAGGTATCAGCACACAAGGATCACCTGGCACCGGAGTAACACTTGCGGTTTTACAAACTGCCAATACCACTGCAGCCACATTACAATATACTGCCAGCAATGCTGGTATCAATGGTACAATGACCTATTCTATCAATCATCTTGCCTGATGTGGCCAAGTGAATTTGCAGACAGGCTTGACGCTTGGTACCAACTAAGAACTCATGCCCAACAATTACCACCAAGCTCTGCGCTGATAACCATTAACGACTGGTGGTTATCTACACCTTGGCATGCATATCATTTGCATTGGGACGATGTCGAAGATTGGCCAGATCCTTGGACTCTTTTGAGCGACAACGTCTATTGTGATGTTGCAAGAGGGCTTGGAATCCTGTATACTATAACTTTGCTAGACCGTGAAGATTTAGACTGTGCAAGCTTGGTTTTGACCGAGGAAGGTTATAATTTAGTCCTGTTGGATCAAACAAAATATATATTGAATTGGGAAAAGAATACTATCGTAAATACCAACCAAGAGGTTAAAGTTAAAAGACAGTTAACTCAAAAACAGATACAGGCCCAGTATCTATAACAACAACATGAGAGTAAGATGACACAAATATCCGTAGTTAAGAGAAGCGGCCAAAGAGAGCCATTGATGATTGAAAAATGGCAGGCACAGGTAGCCAAAATATGCAAAGGTACAGCAGATGTTAGTCAGAGCATGATTGAAATCAAAGCACAGTTGCATTTTTATGATGGAATCAAAACTGAAGAAATTGATGGTATAACACTCAGAGCCATTGTGGATCTAATAGATGTAGAAACCAATCCAGATGTAGGACACACCAACTATCAATA